TTCGAATCCCACCGCCCCGACCAATTAATTCCTGTTCTGCCCTCAGGTGCCCGTAGCTCAACTGGATAGAGCAGCTGCCTTCTAAGCAGCAGGTCGGGGGTTCGAGTCCCTCCGGGCACGCCAGTATTCACAAGGGTTTCGGCAGTTTTTAGAAAACCTGAAATTATCTGTTTTCATGCCGTGTACGCTAAGTGTAAGCGATTTGCATCGCTGTGGATCCGGGTCACGGACAGCTTGACTGCATTGCCGCCGACGCCATTCCAAAGGCGGAACAAGGTCAGCATCCCGCCATAGCCCCAGCCAGACACTCCCTGGCTTCGTTCTCATCGAACCCATGCAGCCCCCGATCCTCCGGCGACTGTTTGCCCCCTGGCTTTCCATCAGGTGCACGTATTGCATACACCCCGCGCGGCGAGTATTGTGACCGGCAAATAAAATAAAGGGGGGGGAAATCATGAATGAACGTAGGGCGCAGTTAGATAGACGACTATTAGACAATGGACCGCCTCGCGGATGCTGCGAACGCCGCAAGCGTGCAGAGCGCCGGCTTCCCATTGTGGAGGAATCCAAGCTATCAGCCGATGACTTCGCGAAGTATTTTGCTGCGGCTGCCAAGGGGGAGAAAGTCAATACGCCCCAGTGCGATCATGCCGCTGCAGTATTTGACCGGGTAAGCAACCGCTAGTAAAGCGGGCAGCGCCTTGAGCGCGTCGAGTTCTACACCCTTTGGTGCCGACGACGGCCTGCAGGTCGTCGCCGAGGGCTTCTGCGCGGGCAAGGTGTTGGTTGATCGATGACTTAGCCATACCAGATGCAGCGGCGGTGGCGGCGGCGAACTGCGCAATGTGCTGCGGTCCGGCTTGTCGTCCGTCCGATAGACTGGTGGCTAAAGTTTGGCCACCAGTAAGATTCAGCGCCTCCCAAATCTCTTTCCGCCGCCGGATCGCCGCGCTGCCTCATCGCTGCTTCTCTGCTCCCCAGATGCGCGGCCGATAGCTCGCCTTGTCGGTGTCGACCAGGTCGAAGAAGTCAGACAGCGCGAGGCCTCGCCGCTGGCATTCGCGGCGCACCTTGCGTAGTGCGCTCTCCTCGATCTGCTTGGCCCGCGTCAGAGAGACGCCAAGCTCGAGGGCGACCTCTTCCAGGGTGGTCGCGTAGTCGGTGTTACTGGTGATCGCCATGGGGCGCCTCCGCGGCCAGGTGGCAATACAGGTGTGCTTCGACGCTGCTCTCGAAGGCGCGGATCACATAGCGCTCGGGATGCCTCGCCAAGGGGATCAGGGCGCGCTCGAGGGACTTATTCTGTAGTTGGTGCGGGAGACCATCAAGGCGATGGCTGCAGCGATGGCAGAGGGCAAAAACGAAGGGCTGCCCGGCGTCGTCGACGGCTGCCACCAACCTGCCGACCGTGGTGATCGGCAGCCGACAGGCTGGGCAGAGGTTGGGCGGCCGGGGATCAATCCCGCCAGAAGGAGGCGTGCGGTTGTTTCCCAGGATGGGTCTTTCATTCACCGATCTGCCCCGGCCGTGATCTTCAGGCGTCTGTTTCGACCTGGGTGGCGCTGGCAATGTTGCCGGTACGATCGCGGAAGATGGTCGTCTCGGTCTTCCGTGTCGGCAGGTTGACCGTGACTTCTGGCGCCGGCAGATTGGCCTCGAGGTTGACCACGGGCGCCTCGATGCGGTTGTGGATGTGGAAGACCGGCGGCGCGGGCGGTTCCACTGGCTTTGCTGCACGCTTCTCGGCGTTGTACTGGTACATGAGGAGGGCGGCGGTCAGCTTGGCATCGATGGCCTGGTATTCAATGATCTGCTGCTGTGCCCATGCCCCGGACTTCTTACGCTCGTCACAGGCATCCAGCAACTGCTGCTCGCGGGTGCGGAGCTTGGCGACTTGCGCGGAATTGTCGCGGGTGGCGAGTCGGCCATGGTGGTCGCGGTAGGTCGTCTCCTTGGCGGCCTCGCCGGACTGTCGCCGGACAGCCTGGGCTTCGCTGGTCAGCACCTGGCACTCCTTTTCGCCGCTTGCCGCGGATTGTTGCAGCCGGGCGATGGTGTCGCGGATCTCGGCGAGGATCTTCTGCTGTGCGGCCATGCCGTCACGCTCGATCATGGCTTGATACTGGTGTGTGCCGTGCCAGCTGATCTCGACCAGGGACTTGCGGAAGGGGTTGTCGATATGGCGCCCCAATTCCGCGGTGTACTGATCTAGGTTGTAGGTGATGTCGGGATAGGTGTTCATGCTGTTGCTCCTTTGGTTGTGGTTCGGTTGGCGGCCGGGGTCAATCCGCGAAGGTGTCGCTGCGGTTATTTCCCGAGGCGGGTGTTGTATTACCGTCTCCCCCGGCCATTGATCATCACAGTCGTTTCCATGCGCTGACGAAGCCGCCTCCGCCCCCGTTCATGAGACGGGTCTGGCGCTGGTTCAGCCTCTGTATCGATTGGCGGGCAGACTCGACCTTCTTGGCCCTGGCTGCCTGGCCACCCATCAGGCGCAGGGCGGCCAGGGCATAGACGAGGCAATCAAGGGCCTCGTTGCGGTGGCGGATTTGCTGCCATTCCTGGCTGGGGCGCCCGAAGCGGTAGCGGGTGATCAGCTTCTCGGCGGCCAGCTGGTCGAAGTATTCCTGGTCGAAGGCGGCGTCGTTCGGGAAGTGGATATACCCGGGCCCCGGGGAGGCCTGGCGCAGGCGGGCGTGAATCGTGATCTTTCCGCCGTCGACCCCGACAGGCTCAACCTGGACTCCCTTGCGGCGGCGCAGGCGCTGGGCACGCTTGCGCTGGTCTTCCACCAGGGGGCGGCTCATGCCGGGCTGGCCCTTGATCGCGTGGCAGATGCGGAAGCGCTGCACGAAGTCATAGACCATGGAGGTGTTGAAACCGGAGTCGACGGCGACCGATCGCGGCTTGAACTCGGCGAAGATCATCGCCAGCTCTTCCCAGGGCTCGCCGCGGGCGGTATCGCCGGGGATGATGACGTGGTCGAGAAGCCAGGCTTCTTCGCCATGGCCCCAGGCGACAAAGGAGACCTCGAGGCGATCCTTCTGCACGTCGACGCCAGCGGTCACAACATGGCCGGCGATTTCGTCGCTGTCGTATTCTTCGACGCGGGCCATCAGTGTGCCGATCTCGACGCCGTCGCCTTGCTCCTCTTCCTAAGTCTCGCCGAGGGAGGTGTTCACAAAGGCTTTCAGCATCTCGCTGCCGGCGTGCTTGGCGGTGAGGAAGTCGGCGGCCATCTCCGACCAGCGGCGCCAGAGGCTGTAAATCTCATTCAGGTGAAAGCCGGCGATGCCGCGGAAGACAGCGTCGGCCCGCCACTCGCCAGCGGCCAGCATGGCCGGCTTGTGCTGTTCATCGATGCAGCTGCCACAGTGCTCGCAGACATAGTGCGCGGTCTCGGTCTTGCCTTCGTCCCATTTCACGTTTGCCCACTTCAGCAGCTGGTGCTCGCCGCAGTCGGGACAGGGCACCCAATAGCGGCGCTGATCGCTTCCCAGGAATGCCTGCTCTATTCGCGAGAGATTCTTGATCGTCGGCGTGGATGTGACCAGCAGCTTGCGATTCCAGAAGGTCGCCGTCCGCTTCGTGGCCAGGGCGACCGGATCGCCCTCGGTGCCTGCCGACTCGGGATAGCGGTCGACCTCGTCACACAGGACAATCCTGATCGGCCGGCTGGCGAGGTTGGCTGGACTGTTGGCGCCGGTCATCGTGATATGCCCGCCAGGGAATTGCTTGTGCAGCTGGGTGTTGCCTGAGTCCCGGGCGCGGGCGTCCTTCACTAGACCACGCAGGGCGGGGGTATCGCGCAACATCGGCGCCAGGCGATCCTTGGAGAAGGTGGCAGCCATCTCGAGGGTCGGCTGCAGGCAGAGGATCGGCGACGGATCCTGGGTGACGTAATAGCCGATCACGTTCTCGATCATCGCCGTCTTGCCGATCTGCGCCGAGGTCATCAGGACGATCGTCTCGGTCTCTGGGTCGGATGCAGCATCCATGATGCCGGCCTGATAGGGGGCGCGGGCGGTGCTCCATTTGCCGGGCTCGGCGCTGGCCTCGGGTGATAGGTAGCGGTAGCGGTCTGCCCATTCGCTGATCGTCAGGGACGGGGGCGGGGCGAAGACGGCCAGGGCGGCCGCGGCCAGGTCACTGATCTGCATGGTGTCCCTCGGCAAGCTCTGCCAGCGCTTCGTGGATGCCCTCGGTCAGCAGGCGCTGCAGGTCGCCGCGAGATCGGGCGCCGTAGGCCTGGGCTGCCAGTTTGGACGGCATGGAGAGCAGGCGGGCGCGGACGTTGGCGACCACGTTCTGCCACTCCTGCAGCACCTGCTCTGCGCGCAGCAGTTCGCCGCGTAGCTCCGACTCTTCCAGCTGCCGGATGTTGGCTTGATGGAAGTTCAGGCGGGCCTGTTCGGCTTTCAGGTCGTAGCACTCGCCAGTGCTGCTGAATCCCACGTCCGCCAGTGCCCGCTTGCGTAGCCATTCGCCGTATTCCCGGCAGGGGTAGCCATCAGCGGCCATCGGTGGCGGGTTGCCGCCCTTCATCGCCGAGGAGAGCCCGGCCTGCGTCATTCCGGCGAGCTCTGCAGCCTGGGACTTCATCAATCGTTTGATATCTGCCATGTCTTGTCCAGTTGCCTAAAAATTAAGCAGTTCATCAAAGGTGCTGCGCCTAGGGACGGCGCGCGCCGCCAATGACCCCCGGCCTTCAAAAGCTCAAGAGGGACCCGTGAACTCATCCGGCGCCACCAGCCAGCGAAGTAATGACGCGGGTCTCTTTGATCCAATGCCAGCCCTGGTCGTCCACTACATAGCCAGGCTTCGAGCAGATCAGATCGAAGAGGTGATCGGCCTCGCACTGGCTGGCCATGGTGCGGGCGTGCTGCTCGCCACGCAGTGACCACAGCATCAGCGTGAAGCCGGCCGCCTTCTGTTCTGCCAGCCAGCTGATCAGGCGCTTGTTGCTGATGCCGCCTTGGTGCAGCGTGCCATCCACGTCGACGGCGATCACACGCGGAGGCGGCAGACTCTGGGGCTTCATCGGGCGCCTGCCATCGCTTGCCGGAAGGCACGGTCGAACTCCTCATTGAAGATGCGCTGCGCGTTCTTCTTGGCTATCCCTTCAAAGTCAAAGCGCTTGCGATAGGTCGGGGCGCTGATGCGGATCAACAATGGGACAATGCCCGATACCGCCTTGCGCCCGCGGCCCTTGGTTTTCCTGCCCCAGATTCCGTATGGTGCCCCGGGATGGCCGAGGGGCACGCCGACGAAGACGTCCGCATACTTGCCGGTGCGCTTCAGGCCGGCGGCGATCTGCACTATCTGGCCCTTCGTCAAGTTGCCCGACGCATTCAGGCGAATGCCTTCGCCTGGTACCCAGTAGCCCGCGGCCTTGCTTGAGTCGCTGGCCAGCTTCTCCTCGAATGGCTTGCGATCACGCCTGCCCCCGACGATGTGAGGAAGCAACACTTTGGCTTGGCGATCCTTTATCCCGACGACGGCCTCGAGGTTTGAGACATTGGCAGGGCGGGTGTAGAAGCCGCGCTGCACAAACCGTGTCGGCTTGTGGAAGACTCTGCCGACCTCCTCTTCGGCCAGCTTCTCCAGGCGCTTGGCAGTGCGGGTGAGGGCAACCGCTGAGGCGTACCTGACCTGCTTCCCTGTCCTGTCGAGGTAGCGCATGGCGGGGTCAATATTGACAGTTACCTTGTAGCTATTCAGCAGCCCAGAAATGATGCCAGCAGCTTGCAGCTTGGCTTGCTGCACGGCTTGGGCAACAAGGATCTGATGCCGGATATACCGGCGCAGGATGAGAGCAATGCTCACTGCATTACCTTCAGCAGTTCCTGCCAGTAGTGCGCGTAACCGATCAACTTGCCGATCTGGAAATCCTGGCGATCGTCACCCTCGAGGAGCTCGTTCAAGCGGTCCACGGTGCCCTGTGCCATTTGCCCGGTCTCGGTCGCCCCCGCCAGCTTCCAGCCGGCGACGAAGCCGACCATCTGCTTCTCGGTCAGGTTGGTGCGCTCGATTTCTAGTATCTCGAGTTCGGCGCGTGCCTGTTGGTAGTCCATTTCTATTCTCCTGTTGGCATCCCGGCAGGCTTGCGACCTGCCGGGGTTGCTCTTAGCGGGCGTTTTCCAGTTCGAACTTGCGCAGGGCGTCGACGCGTTGCTGCTGCTCGAGGCTGGGCTGGTAGCCGATCGGCTTGAGGGCAGCCAGGTACTCGTTGATAAACGCGGCGCTGGCGAGGCGCGGGATACCGACGCGGGGGTAGCCCGACATCGTGACCCCTGTGCGCTGCAGGTCAAACAGGCGGGAGGTCTCGACGCTGGTCTGCTCTGCAAAAAACAGAAGGGCGTCGACCATTTCCGCTGCGACGGCCAGCTGCTCATCGCGGAAGGTGTCGGTGTACATCTGGCGCGCTAGGTCCTGCTTGCGCAGGGCCATCTCGGTGGCGAGTTTCTGGGCGGCCTGCTCGAGGACATGCAGCCGGGCGTTGATGGTGGTCGCCGACTGACGCTTGACGGCGACGCTGGCGCCACTGATCGGCAAGGCGCCCGCGGCGATGGCGCTGGCCTCGTCAGGGAAGCCCGTGCTGGCGAGACTGATCTCGCCGTCGACCTGATCGCGCTCCTCGCGGAGCGCGAGGATCTCTGCGCAGATCTGGCCGTGACGGTGGGCGAGCGCGACGTAGTCAACGGCCTGTTCGAGGGCGGCGGCGAGCGCGGTGGTGAAGTCGTGGGACTTCCGGGAGATGGTTTTTTTCATGGTGCTAATTTCCTTTTAGGAGAGGGAGAGGGCATGGCGGGCGATGAGCAGGGACTCGGCGCGGCCGTCATGTTTCTTCAGGGTGAGGATTAATGCCGCGCTGGGGAGAAGCTGCTTCGCTGCGGCGATCGAGGCGGCTTTTTCTGATTTTGGTGGAATGCCGGCACGGCGTTTCCAGACTGCCGGCTGCACCAAGTAGTGCGGGATCTGCAGGGCGCCGAGCACGCCGAGGATCGCGCCGAATGTGTGACCAAAGGCAAAGGCCCCGACTGCTCCTTCGCCCGGCCTGGCGCCGACCCGTTCCAGCATCACGAAGGCGGGAGCGTGTTGGCGCAGGATTTCCGCGAGTGCGGCCGGATCGATCTGGCGCCGGCCAGTGGTCGCCGGCAGCGTCGGCATGTCGGCGACGGCGACAAACTGCCCACGCTCGGTCAGGAAGGCGATCGCGCCAGTGATGCCGGGATCGATGCCGCAGATCAAGGTGCTCATGCTGCAACCTTGAGCAGGAATCGCCGGCTGCCCGGGCGCTCTGCCAGGTACGCCTGGGCGAGCTCGTGGTGGTCCGCCTCGAAGCGGGCACGGTCGAAGGTTTGCGATGGCTTGGCGGTCTTCCAGGTCGCGAGGATCTCGCCAGCATCAGAGAGCAGGGTGCCGGCCCCTTGCATGGATTCGGTGACGATTCGCTCGGCGTCTTCGGCCTGCTTTTCCAGTCCCTTGACCTGGGCGCGGATTTCGGCAAGCCGGGACGTGGCATTGATCACTTGCTGGCTGGCAATGACGCTGCCCCCGTTGTCAGACGGGAATAGCAGCCGCACGTCAAAGGAGGACATGGGCGGCGGCGCGACACGCTCGCGGACATGGCGCCAAAAGGTGCGTTCGGTGTCGACCATGCAGTCGATTGCTTCCTGGTTGCGCTGGATCTCGAACCAGACCAGGCGCTGCCCGCCGATCAGATAGACCAGCCAGCCGCGGCTGAATCCGCCGACATGCATGTAGTGCATTACCTGCGCCTGGTGGTCTGCCCGCGGCTGGTCATCGGGGAGTGCGCGGACGGTCTTGATCTCGCAGACTTCCGCGGCGCCAACGACGCGCCGGTCGATATTGGCGAAGAGATACGGATCTCTGCGGTCGATCATGGTCTCGTTGACGCGGCGTAGCTTGATGCCGGTGCGGCGGGCAAATTCGTCGGCGACGACACCCTCGAGGAGGTTGCCGAAAATGACCGGCTCGACGTCGTCAAGGTTTGGGGGCGTTGCCTGTCCGGTCTTCTCCATGAACAGTTGGACGGGCGACTTATACGGGCTGATGCCGAGGACGATAGGGGCGTCACTGCCCCCAAGTCCATGGGCCCGTGCCTGGCGTTGGGCTTCGCTGATCATGGTCAGAACGGAATATCGTCGGACAGATCAGCCGCGGCCGGCGCCGGGGCACCCTTGGGTGCGCGGACGCGGATCCCGCCGACCGTGCGGCCGCCAAAGCTGACCATGGGATCATTGAAGATGACGATCTTCCGGCCCATCCAGGCGGAGGTGTCATTGCCCAGGAAGGCGGCGATCAGCCGGATGTTGGTCTTGTTCAGGACCAGGCCACGGTCAAACTCTTCCAGGTGGCAGACCCACTTTGTCTCGCTGCCGGTGTCGCCGGTAAAGGTCTGCTGCTCGAGGCGGGCGATGGTGCCGAGGGCAGGCGTCGGAAAGTCGTCCTTGGTCAGGTACGAGGAAAGCATTTCAGTGACTAGCATGGTGGTTGGTTCCTTTCAGGGGTGCGGGTTGGGTACTTGCTTGGCGCTTCAGGTACTGCGAGGTGACGATCGGTGCACAAACTTCACGCCGTACACACACCCTCTCTCTCCCTATAGGGAGAGAGGGTGTGTTGTTGTGCAAGATTGAGCAAAGATTGGGCGAATGTTTGTGCATAGTTTGTGCAGTCAGGCGATGACCAGGCCGTATTTCTCCTGGCGGTTTCCATAGGTGCCGATCGGTGCGCGCCTGATGCGATTGGCGAGCATCAGGTCGTGCATGGCGTCGGTTATTTCCCGCTTCGTGCAGACGCCGTTCAACTTGAATTCAAGGATTGCCTTCGGCAGGTAAGAGGGGCTGGTCTTGCCATCGGTCACGGACTTGCCCATCTCGGTAAATCGTTGCATGGCCTCAATGACAAGACGCTCTGCCTCGCGTTTGCGGTGATAGGTGCTGATGCTCGAGGTCGGGCCCGGCTCGTCCATGACCAGGGCGCCGTTGATGTACTGGAAGCGGCGCGTGTCTTTGCCGGAGTAGTTGGCCTTGCGCTTGGCCAGGAAGCGGATGGTGTCGTCGGCGACCTCTTCGGCCGGCTGGTCAGGCAGGCTCGCCCCCAAGTACCAGCGCATCCGCACAGCGTTCTCCCAGGCAGCGCTGCCTGCATACTCAGACCCCACTGCGCGGGCAGGGTGGCCCATCAACAATTGGGCGGTGGGGCGCTTGGGGTTCACGCCCTGTAGTCCATTGATGAAGCTCGTCACCTGGTGCCGGTCGTTTTCGCTGGCGCCGTAAAGGTGCGCGATGTTGTCGAGAATGACGACGTCGGCGTCGAGATCGGCAGCCTGCTCCTTCAGTTCGTTGAAGACGGAAGTCCATGTCGCCACGCCGTAGCTCAACGCATAGACTGCGTTCTCCTGACCGAGGCGCGGGACGACGTGGAAGCGGCCAAGGTCGAGCATGTCTATGTTCATCGCGTGACAGATGCCTACCTGGCGGCGGTGCAGTTCGTTGGTATCGTCTTCGCAAGCCCAGTAAAGGACATTCAGCGGGCGAATTGTCTCGCTGATGAAGTTCGTCCCGGTAGCAAGGGCAGAGCCCAGTTGCTGGGCCAGGAGGCTTTTGCCGATCCCGCCCCGGCCCATCAGGAGAGTCGGCCCCGGGCCCAACCACTCGTTCACGTGCCATTCGCGTTCTGGCACGGCCTTGCCTGAGAGCTCCGACCAGTCAAGCGGCTGCACCAGGGCTTCGGCCTTTTGCTTCTCGACAATGCGATCGTGTCCGTTGACCTTGCCGATTATCGAGATTGCCGGATCGCGGCGGTCGACTTCGTAGGACAATCCGCCTGCGTAGATTTCAGGCATGTGTCTTGACCTCCAGCCCGGCAGCCGACAGGGCGCCATTTACGCGCTCGAGGGCGATCACCAGGCGTTCCCTATCCCATGCCTCGCCGGCCAGCATCGCGGTGCCGATGGCCAGCATGACGGTTCCCTCGAAGGCGACGGCGCGGAGGCAATCAGCAGCAGGGAAGGGGCGCCTGCTGCCCTTGCGGTGGCCGTGCAGCGGCTCGGGATAGAGGTCGCTTAGTTCTAGGCCGATGGCGGCGAGTATCTGGGTTGCTGATTCGCCTCCGTGGTCGTAGA